AAAGTTAGTAAAAAACACCATCTTCGTGATAGTGACTATCTTACAAAGATAATATAATTATTATAAGCTTTCAAGGTACTTTAATACCTCTAATCCATCGTCAGACTTTAAATGTGAGACTACTAAATCCATACCATTTTGTCCGTAAGGTACATTAAGCATTTTGGTTTTGTTTGTTGATGTGCTAAACCATACCTCTTTATTGCTTTTTCTAAACGATAAAAGACCTTTGTCAAAAAACTGTTGAACAGTTGCTTGTATTTTTAATTCAGGGTCATTAATAACATCCATAAAGTCTGAAGGGTAATTTTTAGCATACACTAAAACATCTCTCTTTAGTTCTGCAGTTGAAACCTTAGAAGTGTCTTTATTAAATAAGACTCTACATACAGTTTCTAATTGGTCTATTGATAATGACTTAGCTTCTACTAACGCATCAGCTTCTATCATTAACATCTCTACCTCTGCTTCTGCATCTAAAGCTGCATTAACTTCGGCAAACTTCTTTCCGCTTAAAGGGTGATAGTGTAAAAATTCTTGAAGTATTTGATTTTCTTTTGCAACGTGTAAAAATCCGTCTTCAAAAATAATAGGTGTCAACAAAGCATTGCCATCTTGTTCATCTTCGAAAGGACTTTTTTGATTACTTGCATATCTCAAAGAACGATTGATACCGGTCTCTTCATCGAAGTGCATTAAAGGAAATCTTTTACTGTTTCTTGTTGGTAACATAAAGGCTAACGGAGCCACCGATTGTGTCAAACGATATTGTTTGTCCACATAAACTTTCTTTTTTGTTTTCATTATAATAGAATTAGATTAAAATTTAAAATTTAAAATTAAAAAAAAAGGAAGGCAACACCCAATTTTAGTTGCCTCCCCTTTTAGTTATTTACTTCTTATTGGTTGAATAAGAAGAAGTTGTTAGCACCTAAAGTACATACTGCTCTTTCAGATAAGAAATGAACCTCCATAGCATCTAAGCTAGAAGTCTCTGCTCCACCTGCTGAACCTGTAATCCAAGTCTTGTAACGTCTGTCTTCAGTTTCTGAAGCACGGTAACGTACGTGCAAGAATGGTCTCTTAGCGTTCTTCCCTAAGATTTGGTCATACACAGAAGTAGAACCTGCAGGAACTAAAAGTCCATTAACTCTACCTGAACCTGCTGCAGTTGGTAAACCACCACGCATTGTTGGGTCATTTAAGTATTTCCAATCAGACTTGTAGAAATCATAACCTCTACGGAATCCTGTGAAACCTAAGTTCAAAGCCATATCTTTCTCATTGTCAAAAAGACCATAAGAAACACCACCTGCTGCATTAGATGATTGTTGAGATAACATATCGTCAATGTCGAAAGAGAAATCTCTATCTACAAATACAACGTTTTCTTCAATAGCACCTTGCTTATCAAGTCTAGAGATAATTGAATCCCACTCTGCAAGAGTTGTTGGATTACCTGCTCCCCATACGTTTCCTCTGTTCTCTACAACGTAGAAAATACCATCAGAACCTTTGTTACCTACATCACCTGTAGTAGCAATTGCTCCTGAAGCTGCTTCAGCAGGAACTGCTTCAATCATTGCAGTCTCAAGATAATCGTCAAAACGTAATCTTGTTTCGTGCTCAGACTTCAAATACCATAGGTATCCATTTGCTCCATTTTCAGTAGTTACTTCTACCCATCCGATTTGCGCCATATCAGAACCTGATACTGCATACTTATCTTTGATGATGATAGGAGAATTCTCGAAGATGAAATCATCAGCTTCTAATGAACCTGCCATTCCTTCTGTTCCTTTTCTGAATTCAGAACCATAGATGAACAAAGAATAAACTTGTGCAGCTACAGTAGTTAAACCACCTGCGTTATAAAATGCAACAGAGATAACTCTTGTAGCATAATCTACTGCAGTTACGATAGCTTTAACACTACCTGCTCCTGCGTTGTCAGAAATCATTACTGTTTGTCCAACACGAACTGCGATAGAACCTGATTCTGCATTAACAAATGCAGGATTTAACGCATCGTTTATTGTAAAGTCAGCAACATCTACACCTGCAGCTACTGCAGTTGTACAGTTAGTATACTTGGTATGTAATCTTCCTTGTTCTGCCCATTTGATAAGGTCAGAGTTTGATGGCATTTCAGCACCAACCATTCTTAAGAAAGAAGAGATAGTTCTGTTTCCATATCTTTCGAATTCTTTTTCGTAAGTATCAGGAAGATACTGATTTAAGAAATCGAAGTTTGTAATGTAGTTTGAACGTACAGGTACTCTCTGAGCACTTGGTTGTAAGTCAAAACCGGGTATATTTGATACACTCATTTTTGTTTTTTTTTAAATTATTAATTATTTTCTTTTACTCCTAATCTTTAACCCTCTACCGTGGTCGGGAGTTACAGATTTAATTTGCATACCACCTTTAGTAGACGAAGTTTCAGGAGCAGACCGTGTAGTCATATTCACATTTTTCATTTTTCTCATTGATTCATCGGCTGCAGCAGACTTACCTTGTTCGAAAAAAAACTTCGCAAACCTATCAGGTTGCATTGCCATTGCTAATGACTTGTGATATCCTGCAGCATCTTTTAAAGTTCCGTCTTCTCCTTGATATTTATTGCTAAATTCTACAGGGTTAGAATGAATCTTTTTTAGTTCCGCAGCATCACCGGGAGAAAACAAAATTTTGTTGCCATCTAATTCGAACTCAAAACCTTTGAACTCGTCAAACACATCACTTGTTTTTTGTAGATAAACCTCTCTATTTCTTTTGAGTCTATCGCTTTCCGTCTTCGCATTGTTAACATATTGGTTATACTCCTCATCTTCTTTTGCTTTTTCAGAATCAGAAGCACCCCTAGACTCTAGAGGGACTTTATACATTTCCTGTTGTTCAGCAAAATAATCTTTGGCTTTCGCAATAATTTTTTTCTTTGATAGCTTAATTTTTCTAATTTGCTTTTCGTCATCTAAGTCTTCATCGAAAGAATACTCTTCCATTAAGTCTTGTATGTCATCAGCATCCAACCCTTTTTCGGTTGCAGATAGATAATCAGCTAACAATTTATCAGGTTCTACTTCATCATAATCCTTCTGTAATTCATAGAAGTCATTGATTCCACGACCTGTGTCTTTTTTATATTTAAGATATTTGGATACATCTTCGGGTAGCGGTTCATTGTCTGCCCTAGTTTGATTAAACTCATCTAATGAGGTTATCTCTTTCCCATATCTTTTTCCAATAAATTTAAGAACGTCATCCTCACTTACTTCTGAAGATGTAATTTCTTTATCTTGTTCAGCTACCGGAGTCTCCTCAGCAGTAGTTGGATTTGTTGTGTCTGTAAGTGTTACAGTATTGTCTGTGCTATTTGATTCACCAACATCTGTAAACGACTCTTCGTGCTTGTTTAATAGTTCTTGTTCAATTTGTTGAGAGGATTTTTCTTCCACCGCCTCAACTGATTTTACTTTAAATTCCATATTATATTTAGATTAGATTATATTTTATACAAAGTTACACTAAAAATGTTAATGATTTAGACGATTATCTTGGATTGAATTCCGCTAGGTCAAAACCATCTAAACTATCCTCGTTAGATTCAAACCTCTGTGGAGGTAAATTATTTTTACGTTGATTTATTAATCTACTTTGTTCGGTATTTTGTTGAGAAATTCTTCCTGACTTTGCATCTTCTCTTTGGTCTTCTCTACCTTGTAATTGTTTTGCATCCATCTCCCTAAGCTGAATATTCAAATTGAATTCTTCTTGCATCAATTGAGATTTTAACATAGCCTCTTGCTTCATCTTTTCAATTTCAAAAGAAATATCACCTTGTCTATATTGTAACTTAGCTTGTGTTTCCATTTGAAGTTGTTGTTGATTAGCCTGTGCTTGAGCAGCGATTGCAGCCTGTTGTGCTTCTGCTTGTGCTTGTTGTTGCTGCATAGCCATCTTCTCTTCTTTCTCTTGCTTTCCAACTCTCTTCATTTTAAGAAGTTGATTAGCTAACTTAATGTTTTTAAGTTCTCTAATGTCTATTGCATCTTCAAGATTAATATCTCCTTTAGATAAAGCCATCTGAATGTTCTGTTCAAGTTGTGCTCTTTGTTCTTCATCAGGTGATAGTTCAATAAAGATTCCAAAGTCATATATGTATAGTTCATTAATATCTCCTAAGATAGATACGTTGTATTTACCAATTTGATTTATAAACTCTTCTTTAAAATCAGAGTATTGTAAAATATCAGCAACCCTATAAGTAATAGCTTCAGCTAAACTTCTATAAATATATAAACTTGCATCAAGAATATGTCTTGTTGCTACATTTGAATTTAATGCTGCCATCTTTTGTAAACCAACTAATGAGTTAGCATCAGGAGAACTAGCATCTCGTGCTTCGTTTAATCCTGTAACTGTTCTTATTTGGTTTAAGTAATGGTTGTAGTTTGTTAATAGCATCTGAGTTTTAGAAGCACCCGATGAGGACTGAAGTTCTTTAATTGGAACCTTAGCTTGATTATAATCTCCATCTTGAGTATAACTTCTACCAATAACACTACCTGTTTGAAAATACATTCTCAATGCATCTTCAGGATTGTATGCGTTACCCGTACCTAAGTCAACTTCATTAAGACCATCTGCATCTATAAAGACACCATCCGGTACAACTCTTGCAATTACTTGTTGTAACTTCAAATGAGTAATCTGAATTAAATCTGCAAAAGGTATCATACGTCTAACTAAAGATTCAATAGCACCTTTATACATTCTTGGTGCTGCTGCTACATAGTTAGGTATTGCATATTGTGATGCTGATTGTGGTCTTACC